TGCCAAGGCTGTATGCACGGAGCTGTTCCTGAGAACCTGGGGGGAGATTATTCGGATTCGGCAACATCGCCGCCATACCCCTCGCTCTTTCTTTTGAGGAGCCTGGGTATCTCGTTTCAGGCACTGTTGGATCTATGACAGGGAGCTTCTCTAAATCCTCTTTTGCAGATTTCTTAAGCTGCCATGCAATATTGAAATATTTTCTGGGTCCTTGGGGCATATATATCTCCTCAAATAATTAGTATTGATTACAAATATTAGTGTTTTTATAATGTAGAGAGTAACACACTTTAATAGTTTATTATCTCATTTTTTTAACAACTACTTTATATTTACCACTCCAATCTCTACCAGAGTAATAAGCACTAGCTACAGGAGGTGCACCTCCGGGACCTAAAAGCTTATTTGGCGCTCGTATTTTAATTCGAGTGACGTTAGTATCGCTTAAGTTTCCGCCGGCTATCCACAAAACTTCATTACCAGGGGTGCCAGTTATTTGCCATACGAGATCGCCATGAGCTGATTGGTGATCTGCGCCGGGATAGCATTTATCTTCCACCAAAACATCTCCTACATTAATTTCTACAGTTTCGGACCATAAACTAAATGTTTCCCAGGTGCCATCTCCATAGCCACTTCTAGGGCTGTAATAGCCGGCGCTGGGAATACCGCGGGTAGTTAAGCCGGAGCGGGCGTATTTCTGATGAGAAGCTCCTCCAGGAAATCCAGATCCAGGAAAATCTAGCATATAGGAGATATAGGCGGCAGACCAATGATATCCGTAACCCTCGCCCGGTACCGTTGACGAGCGACCATCGGGTGAGCGCCAACAATATTCTCCGTTAAAAGGTGTTCCTGTTGGCCATCCCGGAGGTTTCGCTCCGGGGTGAGCGGCAAGGTATCGATTATTTATACATTTTTGACCAGTTGTTCGCATAGTTTGCGGACAATTAACTCCATGGGCGGACCACATATGTGGAAATAAATGTGCTACGCTTGGATCCCATTCTTTTTTATTGGTGGCACTATTGCCGGCACCAGCGACGAATCCAAAACCATTTGCCATCGAAATAACTCTGGACTTTACTACCATACCGAAGGTAGGAGCAAGAGCAGCGGAGCGTACAATAGTGCGTCGGCGTTGGGGGGCGCGCAGAATCGCCTCCTCATATTGTAAAATATCATTTAGCTCCGTATGACGGCTACATTTGACGTGATTTGTTGTCGTGTTAGAAGCTCTTGTTGAGTCTGCTCCTTCTATCGGGCCCGAAGCTCCTATAGGCACTCGGGTTGCATCTCTCTCTTGAAAAATATCGCGCAGGTTATCGCAGTAAAAAGTATGCTCGACGGAGGTTCCTCCCCCTCCGATAAAATCTTTTTTAATTTTAGATAGAAATCTTCCCATTTGCAAGTTATACCCTACGACGTTTTTATCCAGTTCCACCCACACCACATCTCCTTGGCGAACTAGTCCGCGTCCCTGCTTCATATCAAAATCAGTAGGGGTTATAAACTGAGTGTGCATTTGGACATAAGACATAGCTTTGCTCAAATCGTCTGCCTTTTTAACATATGTGGTGTCACATGGATCAGGGATAAAGTTGTGAGGACTATCGTTTCCTAAGATGCGAGCGCGAAAGACCCAGCGAACATTCTTCATACTAGCTAATTCATTTTCTGCAAGAGTATTAAGATCATAAGCAGTGCCAGCAATTATGTCTGCGCCTTCTTGACTCAATGGCTGCATATCCGTGAGCGCGATCGCTTTAAATTTGGTCTTATCTTGATATATATCGTACTTTAAGGTCTTGCGAATAGAATTATTCTGCAATTCCCGACCCGATGCGGGGGTGGTAAAGTCAGTCCAATCTAGAAAGTTCTTATTTCGTGACATGTCGCTTTTCTCTTTTAATTTGCATTAGATGTGCCCTCGGGAGCGGACTAAAACTCGATAGACTTGATCGACAGTGTGAGAGGAAGCGTTTCCTCCAACGGAGCCATGGAAACTACGACCTGTAGAGGGATCAGGCAACGATGCCCACATTTTCGCTAACCCTAGGGCTGCAGCCCGAATATCACTACTACTTCTTTGCAAATAGAGTCGAGTGTCTCGAATTGACTTAATCAGTTCGTGTCCGATTTTATCTTGATTGGTTTGACTATAAAGGTCAGTGCTCGTTAGTCCAGTGCGAGGAAGAATGGCGGTCAACGTAGTGGGAATGACCTGATAACGACCTGCAGCAAAAATACGCGTACTATCACTAACAGCTTTAGCTTGATGTGTTTGTAACGTACCAATTGTCATGTTCGTTAAAGGCCCAAAAACTGGTCCGGGCTGAGGCCACTGAGTTGAGCCCCCTGGTCGATCGCCGGATCCTCCTGCATTAATTGAATTATAATTACCTTCGCCGGCAGCGATAAAGCTTAATAACTCAGCTAGCGAGCCTTTTCCTTCTTCATGTGCCCAACGAGCAGCTGGATCGGCTAGCAAACTAGTCTCTACAGACTCTATCGGACCAGACGCGCCGATTGGAACGCGGGTCGCATCTCTCTCTTGAAAGATATCGCGCAGGTTATCGCAGTGAAAGGGTATATCAGGAGTGCCCCCAGTGCTACTACTTCCTACATGTTCCGCTTTAATTTTAGATACAAATCTTCCCATTTGTAAGTTGTACCCTACTACATTTTTATCTAACTCAACCCATACCACATCCCCCTTTATCACCAAAGCTTTTCCTTTTTTAAAATCATAATCAGTAGGAGTAATAAATTGAGTGTGCATTTGAATGTAAGACATAGCTTTAAGAAGATCATCTCCCTCTTTAATATATGTTGTATCGCAAGGATCTGGAATAAAGTTATGGGGGCTATCATTTCCTAAAATGCGCGCGCGGAAGATCCAGCGAACATTCTTCATACTAGCTACTTCGGACGTAGTAAGTCTATCAAAATTATACCTGCGATTAGTGATGATATCGGCTGCTTGTTGGCTTACTGGGTGCATATCAGTCAGAGCGATTGCTTTAAATTTTGTTTTGTCTTGATATATATCATATTTCAAAGTCTTGCGAAGTGAATTATTTTGTAAATCTCGACCCGACGCCGGGGTCGTGAAGTCAGTCCAATCTAAAAAGTTCTTATTTCTAGCCATATTATATTCCTTATATCATCTTTTTAAGCACGACCTTGTACCAAGCGCAACGTGAGGCGTATCCGTGCAACGGTTTTGCTAATACTCCATTTTTTCCCACAAGTCGATTTGGGGCAGGGATCTGAATGTCAGTCCTATTAGTATTGCTGAGATTGCCGCCGGCTAGCCATAACATTTCTTCTCCTGGAAAACCGGTTATCTTCCACACCAAGTCTCCGTGAGAGGATGGCCAACTCGATCCTGGGTAATGTTTGTCTTCTACCAGTACATCTCCTACATTAATCTGAACTGTTTCGTCAGTCAAGCTGAAGGTTTGCCAATGTGGTCCAATATACGAAAAGCTAACTGGCGTGCGTGACAAGGCGTCATTAATACTCCCTATATTGTAAGTATCCGCCTTAATACCTCGTCCAATAAGCCCAGCTTGAACATAGAAATGATGCGCAAATGATCCCGGAAAAGTGGGATCTATATTTCTTAGAATAGAAGAGATATATGCGGCACTCCAAGCTTGGTCGCCCGGATTGTTCCAACAGTAGCACATTCTCGGATCACATTTTCCCAACGCGCTAAATCCTTCTGCTAATCGGCGAGCGGGCCCTGTTGGTTGTCTGCCAGCAGGACCTAAAAGCCCTCCACAATGTTGGGGCATTTCTACAGTGGGTGTGTCCCACATCAAGCGAATAAATTCAAACACACGAGGATCCATTTCATTATACCCGAGCCCTTCATAGGGAGGCTGCATTCCAAATCGCATGGCTGTATTTTCAACCAGCGCTTTAACCTCTAAGGGATTTAAAGGATTTGTACTTCTCACAATCTCATCAGTACGTCGCGGATCGTTTTTTATCGCTTCATTATAATCAAGTATAGATCGGTCACCCAAATGTGAACACCGAGATCGCGGAGCACGATATCTCCATGCAGAGTTAAGACGCTGCACCAAAGCCAACTCGGATGCTCCAGATCCAGTTCGAGCCACGCCCGAAGCGCTAGTTCCGCGTCTGATTGCATCGCCGTCCAAATAGGATGCCCATTTTGATTCCGGGATCAGGCGCCCAATCGTTCCCAAATCACTTCCGGCTAACATTGCCACCAGTGGCCAATAAAACTTACTCCATGCGCTGCGGACCACCGGAGAGACAAGACGCAAATGAGATGGCTCATGCACAACACTGTGTCCTAGACTACCCATTTCAAGAGTAGTCGGCAGTAATTGCATACTGTCTGTTAGTCCAGGGCTCCCAAAAACTGTAGATTCTGTCCCCACAATCGTGGGTATCAGAGCGACTACCGCGGGACTGGTAGGTTCTTGGACCGGAATTCGAACTGAAGCCACCCTAGCATCTGAAGGAGGAGATATTAACCCTTCATCTCCAGTCGGTATGCGCGCGGCATCCCTTTCGTTAAAGATATCACGCATATTATCACATACGTGTTCTGTCGCTGTTGTGCGCATGCGACCGCGGCGCATGACTGAAGTTTCACCCACATGTTCGGCGGTGATCTTGCTAACATACCGGCCCATCTGCAAATCATATCCCGAGACGTTTTTATCTAACTCAACCCATACTACATCCCCTTGGCGAACTAAGTCGTCCCCTTCGTCCATCTCGTAATCAGTAGGAGTGATGAACTGAGTATGCATCTGGATGTAGGACATAGCCTTTGCAATGTCGTCGGTGGTACGTACATATGTGGTGTCACATGGATCGGGAATAAAGTTATGCGGGCTATCGTTTCCGAGGATGCGAGCCCGAAAGACCCAGCGAATATTTTTTAGACTTGCAAAATCACCTGTACCTATTTCATCAAGGTCATAAGCGGTGCCTGCTACTATATCTGCACCTTCTTGACTTAATGGATGCATATCGGTAAGAGCTACAGCCTTGAACTTAGTTTTATCTTGATATATGTCATATTTAAGCGTCTTGCGAATAGAATTATTTTGCAATTCACGGCCAGATGCGGGAGTGGTGAAGTCCGTCCAATCTAAAAAGTTCTTATTTCTAGCCATCGGGAGAACCCTCTTGAATCAAATCGAATAAACTTTCTTTATCCATATCGGAAAGCTCTGCAGACTGGCTAGTACTTTTCTGGCGCAATCCGATTAGTTTTACTAATTGTTCGTTTGATCTCTGGAGGGTCTCAATATGTTTAGCTGCGACGCTGCTTAGGTATTTGTTCTGTTCCGGCTCGTTAGCAATAATATTAGCGATTTCATTTAAAAATTCACGTGCGGCTCGGCGATCGTTGCGTATGTTTCCCAACGCTTCCTCAATCAATGAATCTAAATTTTTATCACTCATAACATCCCGTTTTCCCAGTCTTGTTTAAAGTTCGAATATCTTTTCCTGAACTTTTTAAGAGAATTAACTATCTGCTTAGTGTTTAGCCCAGTGATCTCCCGAAGGTATAGGTAAATAGCCTTCTTGTTAAAAATATCAATATCCTCTTTAGACTCAAATAGAATCTCTATTGCTTTGTATACCTTCAGATCGTTTTCCTTCATCCCATGCGTATCCCAAGATTTTAATTCGGTATAAAAACATTTCCAAAATTCTTCTTCTTGGCGTGTGCTCAGGTAAGATTCATTGGTTGATAAGAATTCCTCTTCATAGGCTTTCGAAATATTATCATAATCTACTTCGCGGCGATTACGTTTCTGTTGGCGCTTAACCTTATGAATAAACCAATTTTTGGTAATTACTGAAAAATAAGAAAAGGCTTTGGAGCCCTTACTGGGATCATATTTTTCCAGTATTGTCATGAGCCATATTTTGCATTCATCACGCAGCGAATCGCAATTGGGTAAATTAGTAAACTTATATGTAAATACAATTTTATCGACCATCTCGTTGAAGGCCGGTTGAATCCACTCTACATAAAGCTCAGTGCGTTCGCGCATGCAATTGCTTTGGCTATATCTTATAATCGCATCTTCATGTTCCTGCGTAAAATAATGATTCTTTTTTCTAGTTCGTTTCTTCTTCGTCATTTAGATTTAGCATGTCCGACTCTTCTTCTGTGAGCGAATAGATGAATTCAAATGTTTCCATCTGCTCATTTAGCGATATAGCATGTTCCAGTAGTGCTCTTAGAGTTTCATCTCCATAAAAATTATCTAATTGATAGACAGCTTCTAAATGGTTAGCAAATGCATTTGTCATTTGATTTAGATCCCCCAGTTCTTCTGATACTGCCAGTAGGCGTATGACGGTGGCCCGGGCATACACAAACATACCTACGCTAAACAATAGCGACACTAATGTCACCGCGCACAATATTATTTCAAGACGGCTCATATACTTCCTTTTTAGCTTTTTCTTTCTCTGCTTCTAGTACTTCACGATTCTTCTCAATATATTCGTTGGTAATTTCACCAACACCATGTTCAGCGTTAATTTGAGAGTAATTGCGAAGAATCGTTGGTTTTGTTAACAATTTAATCATGGTATCTTCTGCTGCACAAAAATCACATTGTGTGTGTACATCATTAATACCATGAATTACGGTTGTCGCAATATTACATTCTGAACACCTGTAATGATAACGGGGCATTATGTGTTAGTTGTAGTAGTCGTCGTGACCGTGGCTGTGGTCTCAGCGGTATGTGCGGTGGTCTCTTCTTCCGAGAAAACCACAACCTCTTCTGGCATTGCTACCGTCGGGGGATTTTTAACTACCAGTCCTTCATTCCCATTCTCTAGTTCCCATTCCTGTAGAACAGGAACAATATCCGTTTGGCTTAGTAACGAATTTTGAAGCGCCATCATTACGGCGCCGATTGCTTGATTAGATAACTTCATTTTTTCTCCTTTACCATTTAAAATTAGCTCTATAGTATTCAACTATATGAAGCAGCTCTTCATCAAAATTTCTTGTAGGTTCCCAGCCCAGAGCGCGCAGCTTATTATCGTTTAATGCATAACGCACATCTTGCCCTTCTCTTACAAAAGATAAGTCTAATAACTCTTTATAATTTACATTTTCACGTTCATCTTTAAAATAGCAATCAAAAATCTTGGTCACAGTATCGATATTTTTCTGCTCGAAGCTTCCCGCTACATTAAAAATTTCATTAGTCACACCTGATTCAATAATAGCAGTTACGGCCGCTGCTGTATCGGCTGCATGCAACCAGTTTCGAATAGGCTCACCCTTATTATGGAGCCTAATCTTTTTGTTTCTCATCAACATCTTAACAGTTACAGGAATCAATTTTTCTGGGTATTGTCCGATTCCATAATTATTCGTAGGTCTCAAAATTACATATTTTAAACCGTACGTGCGAGCCCATGCATGGACAAGCATATCTGCTGCAGCCTTAGACGCTGAATATGGATTGCTGGGTTTTAATATATCAGTTTCTATGTGTTCGCCCTCCGTGATGTCTCCATATACTTCATCTGTACTGAAGTGGAAAAATATAGGACGATCAGACACATTACTTGGTTTGCGACGAATAAGATCTAACAAATTTTTCACACCCATCACATTAGATCGAATAAAGTCATGACTGTCAATAATGCTATTTCCTACGTGAGATTCCGCAGCTATATTGATAACATAATCGCAATCGGGTAGATGCCTGAGTGTGCTAATATCCTCTTTTACAAATGAGAAGTTAGGATTTTTTAGGAATGTTTGTAAAAACTGCGAATTGGCCGCGTATGTTATTCGGTCAATTCCATACACCTTCCATCCTCTTTCTAAGCATGCTTTTGTCACGTAAGACCCGATAAGTCCCAAACATCCTGTGATTACAACTAGTTTCATTAAATTCCTTCCAATATTTGAGTTGTAGAATATCCTTCTATTCTATCAAAAAATTTTAATTCTGTGCAGTATTCAGAACCCACTACCTCTTTACCTTTCCAATCGGAGCCCACCACCATCACTTCGGGTTGCATAAGCTCAATTAAATATTGAAGTTCTTCTTTAGTGTCAAATGTCAACACTTTATCTACACATCTCAATGATTCTAAAGCGTATTGTCGGTCTTCTACAGTATTAAAGGGACGATCGGAACCTTTATCTTTCTTCACTTTATCATCCGAGTCGATTCCAACCATTAAATAGTCTCCTAAAGATTTCGCATATTTAAGCATTTCAAAATGACCACGATGTAAAACGTCGAAACATCCATTCACCCATACTAATTTCATTTTAGTTTTCCAGTCAACATCTCTTTAAACATTACCCAATCACACGCTTTAGCCCATAATGGGTTAGTCCAAGCCGCGGGTTTATTTTTTTCAAAGAAAAAATGACCCGACCATGCAAAGGGGTATATCACAAAAGGAGCAGCTAACAATCCCCACCAAAATCCGATGGTTATCACACTAATAATGTAACTTATTGTAACACATTGTCCTAAAAAATGCAAATATCTATTAATACGATTCTGGTGAAGTGTTAGGTAATATTCGTAATACTCTTTAAACGTCATTTACTATTGTTACTCCTTTTTGTTGCACAACAACTGTTGCACACTCGTTCGCAAACTTAAGAGATAACCTCATATCGTTACTCTCTAAATATTTTGCTACTAATCCCGCTAAAAATGTATCGCCGGCGCCAGACAAGTCTTTAATCTCAACTTTTTCAACTGGAAAAATCTCACCTCGATAAGCACACCCTCGCGAGCCTCGGGTCACTACCAGTGAGTTATTTGACCAAGTGGTTCCGGCGAGCGTATGTTTGGTGCGTGCGTGTTCTACTTCGTTAATCTTAATAAATGTAATCTCACTGGCCCAATCACCCAGTAGCTTCTTAGTATCCAGAAAAACCAAAGAATGAGATTTTGCTATAAATGCGATATCCTCTTCTGTCAAAAAACCTTTGTCATAATCGGATACTACTATTGCATCGTATTGTTCAAAGTCCACTAGATGGAGATTATTGATCCTTTTGATCTTTTCCTCTCCCGAATCGATTCTAACAATCATATGATTGGTGTTTTTTTCAACATATCGAGTCTTTTTTACACTGTCTTCGTTTGTGATGATTTCAGTTTTAATACCAAGCGATTCCAAATTCTCATATACATTTCCTGCCATTCCGCGATTCTGGCGCGTATATTCGGGCAGAAATACCGGTACGGGCGCATCAGGGCACAGACGAGAACATGTACCATATACATGTACGTCGGTACAGCTATCGCCGATAACTAGGACTCGCTTTTCCAACTAATCTCCCAATCTTTAAATTCAGCAGCTAAACAATCAATCTTATAATCTTTGCGGCCACCCACTACTTCTTGAATCTTATTCTTAGCTGTGTTGCGAATACCGTTTAAACCGTGAGTGAGTTCAAGATTGTTTCCATCTTTAATTCCCTTGCGATAATTGGACTCATTATGCCAAATATGCAAATTCATCTGCGAGAGAACCACAATAGCACGAATAGTTTCGGCTGTGACATCTTCTGATTGATCCAGAATTAATTGAATATCGTGACATATATCTGCAATCTCTTGAGCATATTCTGTTTTATGTTCTGTAATAAACACTTCTTTCAACTGTGCGATTGATAACCGATCGACAAGTTCTGATAAAGTAGGCAAATATCTTCTTTGTGTCATTAGTCCCCCTTAATAATACGATGACTATCACTGTCAAAATGCTGTGTTGAGAATTCGAATAATTCGCTGTCTTCTAATGCTACCATTTGATGTCTTAAACCAGTATATACATGAAAGTTGTCTCCCGGATTGAGAATTACTTGTTTTGCACTTGCGAGATCATCTTCATCTGAATAGTATACCATAAGTTTACCCGACTGTAGATAAAATACCTCATCCTTAATCTTGTGGAAATGCCACGAACATCTTTTGCCTTTGTTGAAAAACAACAACTTACCGCAATATTGTTCACAATTTACAATCCAGCGTTCCCAGCCCCAGCCTTTATCAACGTGCTTCATTGGTAAAGAAGTCTTCATCTTTAATTCCTTTGTCATCAATGTAAATGTCTCCCGATGGTTTTCCTAAAAATAATGAATGATACTTAACACCCCATGTATCAAGTTGGTACCGCGTACCTTTCTCAAACATTTCGTATGCAAATGCTACCGAATTACCGCTTCTACCCATGCCTCTAGCCGTTTGAAAAACTATAGTATGTCCTTCATCGTATAATTTATTTACCATAGCTATACGGTCTTTTAAGGGCTTTGCAAGGGCATAGTCACCGTCAGTCGTGGTGCAGATTGTTCCATCTATGTCAAATACGTATGTCATATCAATAATTCGCGTACCATGGCTCGTCAATAATTGAGTAAGCCTTTATTAGTTGTTTAATTCCATCATCCAAATCATATTTGCATTCAAATCCCTTAGAGTAGAATTTTTCGCTGCTAACAATGTAGTCACGCTTGTCAGGATCGGTGGTGAACTCTGCGCGGATGATTTCAATTGGAATGTGCTTTTGAATGGTCTCGGCCAATTGCAACTTATTCATATTGATAGCATCATTGCCGACATTGTAAGTTTCGTTCTTGCAGGTTTCCCAATTATCCAGAACATAGCGAAATGCTCGACACACATCACCTAAATGCACATAATTTCTCATAAATTCACATTCGTACAGAACCAACAGTCTTTCTTTCAGAGCTTTAAGTACAAAGTTGTTTACGAGCAAATCAGTACGCATGCGAGATCCGGGACCAAAAACGGTCGCCAAGCGAAAGGTCACATGATTATCAACTCCGCGATAGTCGGCTTCGGCCGCTACTTTAGTTTTTCCATATAGAGAAATCGGGTTTAAGGGTGACTCTTCTGTGCATACCTTACCAGATTCTCCAACTCCATAGCCTGAGTTTGTGCACGGATAAATCACCAATTGATCTTTAGATTTATTCTCGGCAATCCACGTATTAACTTCGTGGTTGACCTCTCTGGCTGTGCGCGGATCCTTATCGCATAGCGGAAACCCTACCAATGCTGCTAGGGGTATTATAACATCAGTGTTATTCATTAGCTCGCGCAGTAAGCGCAAGTCGCGGACGTCGCCTCTTACAAAATGAAAGTTTTCTTCGCATGTGTATCGAAGCAAAGATGTAGGATCGTAGGTTACGTTATCAAGTACGGTGACATGATGATCTTCTACGAGATAATTGACCAGATCACTACCGATATACCCAGCGCCCCCAGTTATTAGAATTCTCACTTTTGTTCTCCTTTTTCAAATTTGTAACCAAGCCATTGCAGATCGAAGCCGCATGCATATTTTATCTCCGCGATTTCTTCTTCTTCATAATATTGTGAATAATGCTGGTGATCAGTTGTGTTTGTTTTCACGGTCAACTTATCCATATCGTACTTTATGTCGCACATATCAAAAAATGCCGAGACATCTTGAGCATAATTTTCAAATCGCAATATTGTAGCAGGACACAACATCTTCTTCATATTATTAAATTGCGCTCTCAGAGGTTGGTGGGGATATTTATCCAGAATAATTTGGTCCACGGGAACCTCAGCGCCTTTTGCAAACATTTTACACAACTCAGGCGGCCAAAGCCACTTATTAAGCAAAAAATGTGCATGGCTATGGGGCCACAAATTGAATTCTTTAGGGGACTGTATTACCTGACGAAAGTGTTCTCTTTCAAAAACATTCTTATTTTGATGAAGAGCCAACGAAAGCGCCTTATCAAAAGGATTGCGAACAATAGTGAAAAACCTATACCCATCAAGTTGTTCAAGTCCGTAGTGTTCCACGTACTGAGCTGCTGTAGCATGTAAATCGGAGATATCTCCAAAAGGGCTAAACCGCAGTGATTCTTCATCACAATAAGGAAATAGAAACTCGCTTAAGCATTTACCCCCAGTTTTAGGAATGTGCACAAATACAATTTTCTTTTTGTGTGAAATCATGGTTGGTGGGTGTTATATCGCTTCTTTAAAATATTCAATAGATCGTAATAAACCTTTGCGTAAAGAAGTTTGTGTAAAGTTGTTGTCAAGATAACACGATATTTTACTTATGTCAATCTTTTTTTCACGAACCCCTACATATTTGCTCATATCATGACCTACTAAATTAAAGTCATAATTGTAAATATTGCATACTTCTGTTGCGAATTCATTAATGGTATAATCTTGTCCCGTACCGAGGTTAAAAATTTCGTTTTTTTCATTCATTAGTTTCATCATAATGTTAATAGCATCATCAACGTAGATCAATTCTCTACGTTGCTGACCATCGCCCCAAACTACAAATTCCTCCTCATTATATTTTGCGTTATAGCAATTACGAATAAAATCAAAAATAAAGTGATTATCATCCAACTCAAAATCGGGCCCGTATAAAGTAGATGGTACAAAATAAAGCCATTCTAAACCATACTGCTGCTGAATCGACTGTAGCCCTACCAGCAGCATCCGCTTTGTCATTGCATATGTATATAAGCTTTTCTCGGGAGGTCCGAGAAGGTAGTTGTCTTCCACCATGGGCAACTCGGGCGAATAAGAACAACTAGTGCCCATGCAGATCATTTTTGCTTGAGGCTGTTGCAGTTTCCAATATGTCAAGATATTTGTATTAATGGTTTGATTATAAAGCCACTGATCTCCCTGATGAGTCAGGCAGTAATCGCCGGCTTTTGTTACTGCTGCAAGGTGGAAAATATAATCAAATTTATGTACATCATAAACGCGCAGATTATCATACTGCAGAAGATTGACCTTTTTGCTGTTAGAAATAAATAGCTCGTAGCCTAAAGCTTCAAGCTTTGGGCACAAATGTCTTCCTAAAAAGCCGGTGGCACCTGTTACTAAAATTTTCACAAACGTCCTCCTACGATTTCAATATTAGGGAATGGGATGATAAACTTTACCCCTTGGTTAATAATATCCTGGTTTTTCTTAATCAGCTCTTTTGCAAAATTGTGAGATAAAAGAAGGTAATAATCCGGTAAATCATCTTTATCTTCCTTTGTAATAGGAATATGTGATTGAGGCAAATAATTGCCAATCTTTAATTCATTAATTTCTACAGCTTTGTCAACTAATGTATGGTCGATGCCAAAATAATTAAGGAGAGTATTACCCTTAGCAGGGGCTCCGTATGCATAGATAGTCTTTTTTTCTTTTTTGTAAAACTGTAGTATAGTACGTAGTTGTTCTTTTCTCTCTTGGATAGTCTTAGCAAACTTCTTAAAGGCTGCTAAAGAGTATTTCTTATCCTTTTCTAATAGTTCTAAGTACCTCTCGGTAGGTTTATTCAGATCGCCATCAATGTGAGTAATCTTTGCTATAATAGAGCCGCTATGAATTTCCGAATAATATGCATCAAATATTTGCATCCCGTAGGGCTCTAACAGATTATTTAAACTGTGCATGGTGTAATAGCATAAGTGCTCGTGGTAAATGGTATCAAAATTAAGATTCTCTACCATTGCGCCAGCATACATAAATTGGACAATCAATACCCCGTCATCTCGTAAAGAACACTTGATTCCATCAATCACGCTATGTAGCTCTTCTAAATGAAAGAAAACTCCGCTAGCGTTATAAAGCTTTACAGCGCTATGGCCAATATGATTATCTACGCATTGACGATTAAAATATTCAGTAATGGTTTTAATACCCTGTGTTCGTGAAATGTCCGAGACGCGACGAGCGCATTCTATATTTAGCACGTTATCGACTCCGGCCTTTTTGTATTGCAAAAGTTGACTGCCGTCATTGCCTCCGATATCAACTACCAGATCATCAGGTTGTATGTTAAACTGCTTAACATTTTCTTCAGCAACTTCATAAAAGTGATTCAGAAGCGTCTTTGTCATGCCCGACAAATAGCAATGATCATCAAACATTGTTTCTTTGGGCACTGTATGATCAAGTTGTAGCAATTCACAATCATGACAGTAATTTAGCCGGAGGGGGTAAAGATTTTCCTTCCCTAATTGTTCCTCTGTAAGAAAGTCATTGCACCATGGCTGCTCTCCTAGGTCTAAAATAAGTTCTATATTCTCACTGTTGCAAGATCGACAATTCATTATTCACTCCTTATGCTCTCAATAAATCGTTCGCATGTGTAATTCATAGCTTTATTATAAGCTCTTTCTATCACATGTGTGTAGTTGTCCCAGTCTTGCGTGATCTCTCCAATCTTTTTCTGAAGGTCGGCACCATCTGTAAAATAGATGAATTCTTCATCCGGAACATAATAATCTTCTATAACATTCCATGCATCACGTTGTACCAAATTAAGTGTTTTAGAAATAGCTGCTTCGTGAAATCTCGTTTTAAATTGGGGCATTACGTTCCACTTTCCAACTTCACTGAATGCTTCATTATTTTGCCAGTCGTCATAGGACTGGATTGCCGGCACATGTTGCGGATCAACATGAACCAGATTATAACAGACGGATATTTTTGTTTGAGCGATTAATTTGATCTTTTCCTTAAAAGCTAAATTTACATTTGTAGCATATCTGAGACATTGTTGTGTAAGCGTATTGATGTGATGAGTCATACTACAAAAGCGATAATTATAGTTTAACATCGCTCGAATGCAGTCTATATGTTCTTGTCCGTGGATTCCTCCGTGATAGATCACATCATAGATCTTTTCCGTTGATTCGGGAATTAGCTTCTGGTGAAAGGGGTAAAACACATCTTTGTATTTTCTTCCTAAATTTAGAGAATTAAGCCACTTGTTACTATAAGGACAAATTGAATAAATTTCATCAAAAAATACCTCTTTTTTGAATGCATCATGTCCATTTTCCTCTCTTTTTTGAGCAAACTCGCAAGGGGCCCAATTGTTGAAATATACCTTTCGTGTAAAACCATCGAGCCTGTTTTGCAGGGCTAAATTGTCCGAAGCATTATAACCGTACAATAAAACTTCATTCACGCTATTTTGAGAATATTCTTCTAAATTCCAGTGATAGGCATTTGTATCTGGCACTTCCGCCGAGAGGTCACCAACAATCAACATTATACTACTCCTCTATTCTCTGATTCTATCTCATACATCTCTAATAGCAGGGAAAGTTCGTCGGGGTATTCAGAAAGGTTCCACTTGCCCTTCACAAGCGCCGTTGAGATGTGAGGAAAAACAATTGTGTCGTAGTGATACAATCCTCTTTTTTTCTCCCCATAATAGCTATACAGCCCTTTAATGCCTAACTCTTGACATGTTTTCGATGCCTGGAATTCAAACGAATTCTCCCAATCTTTATTTGCAATATGGAGATTAGGGCCGTGGACGTGAATCTTTTCTAAATCTCGCGTGCGCCACAGTGCAACCTGATTAGTATAAAAGTAAGGAAGCGAATTTGATAATTCATATAAATTTTCATAAAACTGAAAATTAGGGAACCCTGAGTCAATAATTCCACCTCTCATAAATCGAATAAAGGAAACTTGTGAATTGAGTTCTAGTACTTGGCGATGGTGTTCGATAAGATCCATTCGTACATCTTCGTAAAGCACATAATCTTCTGAGATGTATATACAATACTTTTCGGAAACGTCCTTGATGCACTGACTGAATTGTTGCTGATACTTGTGATTTTTATCATACAACAGCACTTCGCAATTAGAGGGCAATTTATTTTCTTCACCATCCACCAACACGTAGCGCTTAATAGTTGCAGGAAAATGTTTATCTAATTGTCCGAAAAACATTTTCCATACGTCGCTATGGGTGGAAACAGTATTGATCACTAACGCAATATTGTTCATCTCTTAACCAATCTCGCTAAATAAAGGAAAGTCCCGTAAATCTCGATAAGGAGGATCTTCAGGGATATCGGCAACATCTTGAGGATAATTCTGCATGAGCATTAGTCCTCTTGTTGCTTGTTCGGGGGTCATGTACATATTCCACCCCTCACTGTCAATATTGTCTTCATGGTATTTTACTTCGCCGCGGCCTTCATAACGGGCCCGACGGAACCATTCGACAGCTTCTTTGTTATCTGTTAAGATCATGCCACCTTTTCCAATTTTGAGATGTTTCTTAATGTGAAAAGAAAGACACATATAACTTCCGGGAATATACATAGCAGACGTTAAGCGTTTGGCGGCGTCATAAATAGGATAAGGAGAAAGTTGATATATTCCCTCCCACTTAAGGGTTTCATTAAATTTTAATTTTCCGCCGGCCTGTAGAATAGACTGCGGTACTGATAGGTATGTGCGTGAAGGGATGGTGACCTCTTCCACTTGCAAATATTTACAGCACAAAAAGAGTGCGTTCGTACAACTATTAACCGAGACTGCATAGGGCGCGCCGGTATAATGAGCTATTTCTTCTTCAAACATCTTTACAATTTTATAGGGATTATGTAACATTCACTTCTCCAACAAATAATATTTCTTTTTAAAACCACATCTCTCAAACAATTTAATACTAGCTTCATTATCTAGTTTAACCTTTGCGTACGCCGTGGGGTGTTTCTTCATCAGCTCGTTAATCATAAAGGCTCCTACGCCCTGTCCTTGATAATCTGGGTGAGTAGCCACACGGATATCGTCATCTATAACTCCCACATAGCCCGCGGGTTGCCCTTCCACTAGACAAATATAGTAACAATCATTATATTGTAACATATAGCGCGCGTGGTGGAGTTTTCCAATCTCTTGTTGTTGAACAAAACCTTGCTTAACCCCTTCCATATTTCGGAGAGTCCGAATAAATTCCCAGTATTGAGGATCATTTTTAATGAAATTGATCATAAACTTCCCAGTTTGGGTACTCAAGCCGGCTCAAATAACCCACACTCTTCACAACATCCATTGATCTACCTGATTTCCATAATGATTGTTATGATTTAACCAATAGTGGGTTAAATAGCCGCGCGTATATTTCCAGCCCTCTAGAGTTAGCAGAGGGTTAAGACAACTTCCGATATCTAAAAACGTATTATTAGAATTTTCCTTGAAATTTTCATAAATAATGAAATTGCTCAATGAAGCTGCTGAACATAGAATAACATGATCTTGAATGTTATGCAAGCTAATAAATGATTTAATTTCCTCTACCACATTATAATCATTAATCATGCAATTCGAACCAATTCTGAAGGCTTTTTCAATCTTAAACGGGAGTCTACTGATATCGGCCAATTTATTGACTACATAAATAACTTTTCTTTTTGATAAGAGCGGTACGATTTCTTCTACAAATCGTTTATAATTTGCATTGATAAGGAGATTAGAGAAAGTGAGAGTCTCGTGATCACCGCCATGTAGTTTAATTTGATAATCAAAATTCTTATCTCCTACATGCGCATCAGTTCCCGTACAGATGCCTTTAAAATAATTTGGCTGAATGTGCTTATAACATTCCAGCAATTTGTCACGATAAAACCCATCCCGTTCAGGTAAGAACTCTTTTTGTTCTTCTTCGGTGTATACATTCGGACCTTTAATATCTCCTGTCACGTAGTGGTTATCCGCCAAGATTACTGTTTTATTCTGCATGATAAAAAGTTCGCCGTCTGAAAATCGGCTGAATGCGAAATTTTCGCCTTTTTGCAGCATGCTCAGAATCTTGTCAAACTCTTGATCAAATTGTTTCATGTCCACATGGCCCACGAAATTCGATTCTTTTCATAATTAAATTCTTTAACTAAAATATCAGTTACTCTTTGTGCAGTTTGCCCATCTCCATAAGGACATTCTTCATGAGGGATGTGGTTATCTTTAATCATGTAAAATAGCTTTTCAATATCGTCTAATCCACACATAAAAGAGAACTCTCCCATTCCCTCAATACGTTCAGTTTTTTCACGGCAAACTAAACATTTCTTTTTAAAGAAAGACGATTCTTCTTGTAAACCCCCACTGTCGGTGATAACCATATACGCGGATGATAGTAATTCTAAGAAATCAGAATATCCTAACGGATCCACAACAGTGACATACTTAAGCAATTCGCGATGTTTTCTAACATTTGGATTTGGATGAATAGGCAAAATAAACTCAAACTCTGGATTTTCTAATGCCAATTTATCAAACATCTTAAACCATTCTGGAATCATTTTGTGATTTTCGCGACGGTGCATAGTAATAACGATTTTGTTGCTATAATACGGCTTAATGTCGATCAAATTATCTAATACAGTGTTGCCAACAGTAAAAATCTTTCCGTCAACGCGCTCGCTTTCTAAATAAGAAGCACATGTGGCGGTAGGTGCCAGATGAATATCCGCTAAACAAGAAATAGCTCTTCGATTGAATTCTTCTGGGTAAGGATGATTTTTATTAAAAGTACGTAATCCGGCTTCTAGGTGCACCACTTTTAACTTTCGGTGGAATGCCGCCAGTGCTACCGCAAATGCAGAAGTCGTATCTCCCTGTACAATTACTTGTTTAATATCCTGAAACACATCTTCATTGTTCATTACGGATGACACGATAGAATCAAGTCGATTAACTCCTTCTTCGATAACCAGTTTGCGTGTATTATCTTCTAGATTGGTCAATAGATCTTCATGTTGTCCGGTAAATAATAGTCTATAGGGAATCCTATCTTTAAAAGCCTCAATCAGAGGCTTAACTTTAATATATTCAGGTCGAGTGCCGAAACTAATCAAAATCATAATTTTATTCCTTTAACAGTTTGCCAACCTTTTTTAAGGCCGGCTTGTACGCACACGTCTCTTTCACCAAAAAACTGCGCGTGTGAAACGTTTGTATTAGTTGACGTAGCTTTATCGTCGATGCCCAATTCATTACCTAAAATAGAGCCGTGAAGGCTGCGATCTTCAGGTGGGTGAGGTGGGCAGTAAGTCGGTATCCCGCCATGAATCTTTGCCATAAAAGCAAACTGGATATCTTCACCATTGTCCCATGTAGTAGGTTTCTCCTGCCACAAATACCTCAACCATTCTCTTTTAAAAAACCAAGCATGTCCTACCAAATCAACCTCGGTGGTTTCTTTGTTTTGTGTAGGCCATCCGCAGCGATCATGATCCATATATTGTTTACTTTTCAAAATAATGCCGGCGGATCCTAAAATGCCTTCGTGTGTTTTCATTGTTTGAAGACAATTTTCTAACCAACGATCCCCGGGAACTGTGTCATCATCAAACAGTGCTAAATATTCGGTATCAGCTAAAAGCGCAGCTGCGAACCTTCCGTAGAATTTCCAGTTATAATCATTGTGGATAATACGATCAATTCCTAACGTTGTGAAATCAAAATCTTTATTATCTTCATGAGCGTTTACCCAAAGCCAAATTTGTTTAGGCTTAACAGACTGATTGCGAATGGCTTCTATTTGCATTTTTAAATTATATGGTCTTCGGTAAGCATTTAAAATAACTGTTACATTCGAATCCGGTGCAAGAACCCTATTGTTTTTTTCCGTTAAAATGGCATTCTTAATCGTATTGTATACGCGAGGACGTTCAGACCTTACAAACTCTATTAGTTCTTCACCTTTGTATTCTCGGAACCATGGTTCTGAAACACACCCGTTAAGATGAGTAGTGTATACCTTACACCCCAACATACGAGCTTCTAGCAGCACGCGATTAAAACTCTCGTATACCCTAGGAATAAAAACATGCGATTGGTGACCAGAAAGTTGTTCAATAAACTCTTCGTAGTTTTTTGATCCAATCAAAGTATATTCTAATGACTTTTCTTTACAATAGCGGATAGCTCCTTCTGTATTTTTCGTGGGATTTTGACTACTCACTACCGAAGCATCTGCTTGTTTTGGATTATCGATATTTTTGCTTAAAATAGCTAATTGTTCGTCAGTCCAAAGGCTCATGCCCAAATTAATAACATTAGTAAGATTTAAATTTTGCTCAATACATCTCGCATGAGCTTGAGATTGTGCAAATATATATTTAGCATTAGAGTAGAACTCGCGGTGAACCACATTTGCGGCCGGAGCTATATAGTTTTCGAATTGAGACGGATCCCGAGTCGTCAAATACTTATGATCGTGCTCTAGAATGTTATAAGAGCCAGGATGTTCTATAAGCTCCTTCATCACCTCTTCTTTCATCATGCAAAAATTAGAGACTACAAAGAAATTACCACACTCTCGATAAAGTTGCACATGTTTAGCAGTAAGGTCTGAATTCTTAAACTTTACTACTTCAATACCGTCAGCTTGAAACATGTCAATGAGAATATTATCATATATTTCTGCACCTCCGATTATTTCGTCAACAAAAAAATCTGATATAAATATTATCTTACTCATTATTCAAATTCTAACACTGGCTCATCATATGACTGGGTTGGGTCGATGCCCAGCGCATCACATACCGACGCCACCATAGCCTCATATTGGTTTTCTTCAGAAAAAACATTGTGCAATCTAGATGCATTTTCAATAGCACGTTGAGTGCCGCGGTTGTCGGGGCCCGACGTTAAATCTGTATAACATTTTCTCATTTGCTCTCGTGCGGACGCTTGGCGCGGGTATGCCCACATCGATTCCTTAACAATTACGCCTTCCCACACAACTTGTTCGGGGATCGGCTGAATATCATATTCTACATTGTAGAAGTTTAGTTTTCCTTCCTCTTTGTCGATCAAGAAATCTAACTGACCTGACCACCCCGTTGAAACTACAGGTACACCACTATATGCCGCTTCATAGATTGGTAACCCAAACCCTTCGCCGTGTGCAAGGGTTAATAAGGCGCTAATCTTTTCATGATTAATCAATGAATGGACCTCGTTGTCAGTTAAATCACCATGCATCAAATAAACTTTACATTTACGATCTGGCCAATTATTAAGAATAGACTTTAATTGATGGAACGTGTTCTCACGATCCATAGTTGAATTTTTAGCGATATTAAGCTTTAAAACGAGTCCTATCTCTTCATCATGAAATTCTTCAACGAACCAACGAATGGTGTTGGGAATATTTTTCCTAGGACTCATTTGAGCCATTACGAGAAAATTAAAATCATAGTCTAAATTTAAATCTACAGGCTCAGGATCTGTAAAAGACTTTACTGGATAATTTACGACATCGATTGGAGTTGTTAATTCAAGCTTCAAGGTTTCGCTGGTGTCTTGATTAACTGCTTGATATGTAGTATTTTGGTAGGTATTCTTCGCATGCGTCGATACTACGATAATTTTATCCATCTCGTTACCTTTTTGAATCCAATGGTGATGGACCTTAGTAGTTTCCATCCCAGCTGTAAATCCAATATTTACCGGTGCGGCTTTCTCCCATTCGTTAGGGATTGTTACTTGATAAGTAACATCAAACGTTCCGCCTTGTTGGATTCTTCCAATGGTCTTTTCAATGGTGCGATCAATCCAACGACGCTCTTCATCGTCTTCCGAAATCCACGAGGTCTGCCCCCATTGAATTGGTTGTATATAAATATCAAAAATATCTTGTCGCGAAGCCAAAGCTCTCAATGCGAATCGAGCTTGTTCGCCATATCCCGAACGCGTTAGAAGAGGTCCTTTAAATAACAGTTTTTTCTTCATGCTACCTCCATTAAATGCCATCTTCTATAACCCGTTCGTGTTTCCCACGAACCATGTTTTTCTATAATTTCATCCATTGTTTCTATCCATTGTTTTTCAAAGTTTTTAAAATTATAATTCTCTCTCACATGATTCATCCCTTGTATGCTCATTTTCTTATATTTTGATTTGCTCAAGTTCAATGCTTTGATAAGTGTATTAGTAAAATCTTCTTGTGCGATTCTGTCTTCATAAATATAGGGAACCTGCAAGGATCCAATAACTGATTTTGAAGACGGTTGAATGCCCCATCCAAACCAATTACCATCACCATCAGTTACCTGTTCTTGAAGCCCTCCGGTCATATTGACTATGATTGGAGTGCCGCATGCTAAGCTTTCCAACGTTGCTAATCCAAATCCCTCAGCATCAGAAATATTGATAGTATAATCAGCAACATTATACATCGTAGCAAGATGTTCAGGATCCACCTTATTGGTAGACAAAAGGACCTGACCTTGATTCACACCTAAATGATTGATGATATGAGGAAGATCTTGCCCATGAGGATCTCGGGGATCCGTATGCATCAACAAACAGGCTTTATCATGCCCTACCTTATCTAAAAACTGAGAAAACCACCAGATAAGTGTACCGCTCTGTTTTCTGCGTGCGTTTCTGTTATTCCAAAAAAATATCTTTTTCGCAGGGTCTCGATATGTGGGGCTAGAGTTTATGATATTAGTACGTAATTGTTGGGCGCTTTCTATCTTTTCCTTTGTCTTAAATTTATGAAACCATTGATCATTAACTGCATGTGGCAAATAGCGCGAGGAAACTTCTGGCGAAACTTCTTTTAAGATCTGCTGTGTTACCTTAGATATACATACGACTTCATCGGTGGAGCGGTAGAAAATACCATTAAAGGTGGGGCCCGGAAAGTTATCCCAAACATGATAATAAACCATGGGCACCTTATTTCGAATCTCATTTTCAATCTCCCATAACCAACCGTAGAATCGTGGATCAGTCATGAACCACAATACATCCGGACGCTCTTTTTGAAGAATAGATCGAACAATCTCAGCGTTACCGTAGCCATCTACGGGATAAATTACCCAGTCGTCTTGGAACGGTTCAACTTTTTTAGGCGTGTAATCTTTGTGTTTCATAGCGCCGCCTAGACTCACCACTTGATAGCGGCCTGTCTTTAAAAGCGACTCGATAAAATATCGAGTTTGAGTACCCACTCCCGAAGGAGAAAGAGGGTGATCAGATATAGTTAAAATTTTCTTTTTTTTCATTTATTCCTCACGGACAATGTTCTGTCCTATAAAATTTACAACCGTAGCCCGCAGTGCAGGACAATCGATTTTTAATATAGCGCTTTTTCTTAATATTGTAAAGTGCCATATTTAAAGTTTTTAATGCGTTTTTGGTTTTTCTTTCGCCACTGGTGACTCTAAAAAACTCAACTCTGTTGTTTTTCGCTGTTCTCTTAAGAAGCGCAAAGTGGGTTTCAATATTTTTAGGATCGATATCAGCGGCTTTTGCAAAAAAATGTTTATACAGAGTTAGTTGATAAGTAATCATCTTATCGCTTCGCTTTTTTCTATCCCAACCCCAAGAACATGTTTTCCAATCAAATATATGAACTTTTCCATCCGGTGTAGAGACAATGGCATCGATATATCCTTTGAATTTATATTCTTCTTCGCCGTCGATGGTTTCCATCAGCGGCCACTCCACTGCTAAGACTTCGAATTCTCCGAAGTATTCTCGGAGGGCGTCTTCGATTTCGGGGAGGATTTTCTTACCTTGTCCCACCATGTCAGAAACGAGTCTATCATCCACATCCACATCGTCGTCCAATGCAGCAATGCAATCAGCGAAACTACTAACAAAAAACTCTTCATCGTTGATGTCCTCTTTTAATAGTTTTTTTTCACAAACCGAGTGAATAGCTGTCCCAAAAGCAGTATAAGCGTTTCCTTTAAATCCATCGATCTTATCCACGCGGGTCAGTTTGTGATAGAAAGCGCAATGAACCCAATCTTTTAGTTCAGAATATGAAATATGTGGCAAAATATCCTCCAGTAATTTATATTATAATCGCTTATTTACTGGTTGTCAAGTTTTTTTGGATTATGAAGGAGTAATAATTTTTTATAAAGCTCTGGACTTACTCGTTTTAAATAAGAATGATCCGGATGTAAATAAAAGTCAGTAAATGCAGTTGCAAAATATTCCCGCAAACTAGTGGCGCCGTATGGGTTAACAAATAATCCTTGGCATATTGTTTGCAGTTTGTCATAACCAATATCATTCAAAAGAATGTTATCAAATTTTTTATCATATTCGGCATTCAGAAAATACTTTTTAGGAATATTATATCCCATAGATTCTAGTATATTATAAAGATACTCTCTTTTTTGCAAAAACTCATTTTTAACTTTATGATCTCCATATATATCGTACCCATAGACCGATTCGATTGAATGAGAGGTTTCATGCACCAGATCATCATAGAGATCTGCCTCATCATCTTGAATATTGGAAACATGTAAGATGCCATCTTTATAGAAGGCGTTAATACCTCTTTCCTCAAATTCATCAAACCACCCAACTATAATCATTTCTAATTCGCTAAGAAGATGTTCAGGAATCGCGCTCTCTAGATTGGCGACAACTTGCTCTAAATTAATTGTGTCGTTAATTAAAGCATCTTTGATATAAACATGCGTTCCGCGAGACGTGTAAAAGTCATTCGCTTCCGACATTAGTTTGTTCTGTTGGTGTTTCAAGTAGTGTAGCATCATCTAAGCCTTGTTTATATCCTCTTAAAAAGTTTTCCTCGGCCATGGCGAACACGAACTCTGGGAATTCAGTTGCCAATACTTCAGTAATCATATGAACTGTGACTTCTTCATTATCTAGTTTTGTACCCACGTATTCTACTAAATATGTTTTAAGCTCGCCATCAGGTTCTACTGGCATTGCTAAGAGCGGGCTTGTGTGAATCTCCTGCTCAGTGAGAACGTTGTTTGTGTTTTCAGTTTCAGACATTTTTAACCTTCCTTTACTAATATATCATTAAAATGAATGTTTGTTTATTATAAAACTTTTGAAGCAAGAGTCGCGACTTCGGAGCGCTCTCCCTTCTTAAATGTGACATGACCCGCAATGGGGTATTCTTTAAATTTTTCGACTGCATGAGCTAAACCGTTTGAAGTCTCATTAACATAGATGTTATCAATTTGTTCAACATCGCCTGTTAGAACAATTTTAGTGCCCTCGCCAATTCTAGTAATAATTGTTTTTACTTCATGCATAGTAAGATTTTGCGCCTCATCGATAACAATGAAAGCGTTAGCTATAGAGCGGCCGCGAATGTAGGTGAGCGCTTCAATTTCAATCTTTCCTTTTTCCATATACATTTCAAGTGAAGTCCGATCTCCCATTAAAAACTTTAAGTTATCTTGAATTGGCATAAGCCATGGTAGCATTTTTTCTTCCATTGTACCTGGCAAGAAGCCGATATCTTTACCTAACGGCTGCACTGGTCGTGACACGATTAACCGAGAATATAAATTTTGTTCACTCTGTACGCCAATAGTTTGCTGCAATCCTGCCGCAATTGCACAGAGAGTCTTTCCAGAACCGGCTCGACCTACTAAAGTTACAATCTTTACTTTGGGGTCTAATAGCAAATCGATTGCAAACGACTGTTCCTTGTTCCTTGCGTTAATTTTCCAATCCGGAATCTTACTATGGATAACTTTTTTTAAGGGTAAGTGAGAGGCTTCAAAGCGCGCTAAGGCAGTTTTTTTAGGATTAGCATTGCTTACCATCATCACATATTGATTTGGATGCCATAAAACTTCTTTTTCTTCATCATCCAATCGCACTTCTTCACCATCATAAAAACGATCTACGACTGCATCGTCTACCAGATATTCTACAAATCCTGTGTAAAGCTCTTCAAAGGTGGGTACAGCTTTTTCGGTAACATAGTCTTCCGCAGCTAGACCTATGGAATCACAAATTACTCTCATGTTAATATCACGAGAAATTACAATTGTTTTGCGGCCATTACTTTGTTCGCGACAGGCAGTTGCAGTCGCGATAATCACATGATCGGGTATTCTTAGATCTAAATCAGCGGGAAATACAGAATCTTTTAGCGCGTCATAAGACAATACTTTAAGGATCCCCTTTCCCTTATCAATTCGAATGCCCTTTTCTAAAGAACCCTTCTGGCGTAACTCATCTAAGGTTCTAATAATACGACGAGCATTGATGCCCACCATATCTTGTCGTTTTTTGTGCTTGTCAATTTCTTCCAGCACTTTTAACGGAATGAAGATGTCGTGATTATCAAACTTATAAATAGCATCAGCGTCTGTTAAATAAACACTGGTATCGAGCACGTAGTTCTTTTTAGCCATGAGTTTTCAGGTTTTACTTTAATTAGCCTCTTCGATGGTTTATGTCGCTTGGATGGGGAAATAACCTAACTTTTGAAAAAATTCCCAATTTACATTTTCAGTGATTATTTTAATAATATTGGGAGGCAAATTTCGCAAGTAATGTTGTTGTAGATAATAATCCCGATAAGAATGAGAGGTATTATATTCTTTCGTCTTGAGAGGAGATGGATCAACCCCATTATTAAAATCTATCCATTTATCACTATCAGGATCTCTTTTGAGTAAATAATTAAATTGAGCATAAAATTTGTCTAAAAAGCTCACCGAATTATTAACTACATCTTCATATCTCACCAGATACGTCTCTCTTTTATAAGGAATATCACTAAGCCAAACTTGATATCTAACATTATATGATTCAATTGAAGCTATTACTTCTTCTTCACAAGCGGACAAATTAGGTTGTTTATCAAAATCAAAATATATGTAATGTTGTTCAGCCTCTGGTTTCTCTGAACTAGTTATGGACCAGCGCCACATACTATCAATCCACGCATAAGGATTTTTAATATGCACCAAATGACGAATTTGCTCATTAATTACCGCAGTCTTTAATGCTGCAAATAAATCTTCTCTACCCGCACAACATCTTTTATATACACTATGCCGGATAGCCGACTCATCAGGCCACAGAGGCATCACATTGCGTTTATATTCATACGGAGAATTAGGAAAGCCATGCTTCCAGGCTAAAGTGTGATCTAATACTGCTACATTTGTAAAATTTTCTTCTAGCAAAAGTTGAAGATAGTTTGTGCCAGTTCGACGGGCCCCATATTGTTGAAAAAAATACATTTATTCTACTTTAGAAGGACTTGCTTCATCTATATTATAATCACTATTAATTCTAATGTCAAATACATTCGAACCTACAGGAACAATAAACACTTTTAAAAACCATAAATATACTAAAGCACCCAACAACATCGACAGCAAAGCTTGTAGTATCAAATCACCCATATCCATATAATAGATAGGTAAAAAATCCGGTTTTTCTGCGTCCAAGGAAAACCGGCAAACCCCCGCCTACGTGACGTTCGGCGGCCACGTACCGTTATTAATCCGACGATACAGCGGTTCCACTACTATTCTCAGTGGTTTTTACAGAAGTTTCCGTATTGGTAGTGTTTTCGGTATTATCAGTATTTACCGTCACATCACCAGTAGTCTCAGTAGTTGTTTCGCCTTCTGCTGCGGTGGTTGTCGTTTCTGTTTCGGTACAACCTACCAAAATAGCCAACGCGATGATTGTTCTATACATTATTTCTCCTCTTTATAATCTTGCCAATCAAGCCAAAAACCAAGAGCGACCATAAAATGCATTATGGCCGAGCTTGATAATTCTATTATATCATGATAGTCGTTAAGATGCAAGTGTACATGACCAATAATCCAAAAAGGAATTGCAAATTGTTGACTATACCAAATTAAAGCAAATTTAGAAAAGCTTTTAGGGTTAGCCATCGACGCGATTAGTCAAATACTTTACATCCGATGCTACATCATTCTTAAACTTATTAAGTTCATTCCGAGTAGTGGCCAACTCATCGACTAGCTGTGTTAATCTCACTTTAAGCTTATTAACGGTTTGAGTAAGTTGTGTGATCTTCTCATCTGTTTTTGTAGGCATTATTTCTCCTTTTAATGACTTTTTGTAATATAACGTATTGTTAATTAAATGTCAAGTATTATTTTATTTTTCAATCCAAACAACAATATAGATATCATTTCCTCTATGAAGTGCTAGCAGCGTCTCACTGATTTCATTTAGTGGTATGAGGTTCTTTTTTAAAATCTTTATGGCCTTTTTAGAACTTCCTGATACGAAGCTTAATTCTTGTGCTTCGCAAGATTCTTTTACAAGTACCTTACTATCGCTCGGATAAAAGAAATTATTATGTCCTCTTTCGGATATATAACAAATTGTATTCTTAGCTATTCTCATATTTTTTCCCACAGGTAATTGTTCCATAAATTTGAAATTTGATTTTTTTTGACGCTCCTCAAAACACTTTCTTTTGGGCGTCGTGGTGGTTTTAAAAGTTGCATTCCCGATTCTGACGGAAGCCGGGAGCCTTTCTTTTGATTGCATTTTTTGCATGCTACAACTAAATTTTCCCATGAATTTTGACCGCCTCTGCTTTTAGGTATAACATGGTCAAGAGTTAATTGCTGATCGGGGAACTTTTTTGCACAATATTGACATCGATGACCATCTCTCCATAGCAGATTATGGCGAGTAGGCTGAATCCCATGACGTCGAAATTTAATTATTTTATTAAGAACAATAACTGCGGGCAATTGAAATACCTGTGTGGCTGAACGAATCTCACGAGTATACGTTTCAACCGCCGTTGCCTTTCCGATAAAACACATAACTAATGCTTCTATGGCATCAATAATTTCGATAGGACGAAAAGATGCATCTAATTTTAACGCTTTCATTTTTAAACTTTCAGCCATCTTATAGTAGATAGCAGCTTAAGAATACAATTTATTACTTCTGAGAAACTTTCGAACTGGCGCGCTTAGGTGGCGACCCTGGGGTGGGTGAAAAGTCTCGTACTTTTTCTACCAAATCCGAAGAACTTGCAAGCTTTTTGTCTCCGCCCACTCCCCATAACAATTCTACACCTAATTGTTCACATAAAGATTGTTCTGGAGTATTCGACCGTCCGCGATCTCCTCCATTTGCAAAGTAATCCGGTTTATGACGTTTGATTGCATCACAAACAGTGTCGTCATCATCATTTACCGAATCTACTAAAACAACGCCTTTAATTGCGTTTAATATTTCACATCTTTGTTGAAAGCTCATAAACACAAACCCTTTCTTACGAAACAACCATTCGTCCGAATTTGCGATAACTATCACATCTCCATGTGCTGCGGCCGCCCTAATAAGACGAATATGACCCGCATGTACTGGATCAAATCCGCCCGACACCATTACAGTTTTTGGACGCGTCGGGACATAGGGCATTCCGTCACTTCTTCCATCACCCATTTTTCTTTCCTTTATTTTTAACCGGAGAAGGATAATGACTCACTACTTTGAATTGGTGACCGCGAAGACCGCAGCGACGAATTTTTACTAGAAGCTTTCCATCAGTATTGGTAGATAAAAGCGCATAACGCATACTATCAGCTTCCTCAAAAGTAGGGTAAATCCCTTCCTTTTTCCATGATTTGTTGTTTGTTTTATTTGGATCCATTTTCTTTCCTTATAAGTCAGGCATAATATAATAATCTATAATTTCTACAGTCTCTTCGGGGCCGCTTGTTTCAAACGCTCGCCCCGAGGATTTGAGTGCAGAAAATATTTCAAAATCATTGCCATCTATTGAACATCGATCTCCTACAAACCAGAAAATCCATTCGTTTTTATCAAAATGATTAAATACGTAAGTTTTATCCCAGCCAGTAGGAAAAATATCAAATGAAGTGTTACCTCCTAATTTAATTGTAACACCAATATCTTGTTCAAGTGCAAATTTTTTTATTTTTTTTATATATCGTTGTCTAATACTGTATAGAGAATCTAACGATTTAAAAGTGTTACGTTCTCGCTGGACTGCATTGCGACCAATGGGACACCAATTAATCATTGAATCGCGATTTTGAATAAAATTTCCTGTCAAGGGCACATCTTTAACTTCTTGTACTAGCTCACCTTGAAGTATACACAAATATTGCATTAATTTATTAAATTGTTGATGTCCGATCTGTTCTTCCATAAAAGCTGCTGAAAGGGTGTCAAAAAACACCTCTTCATCTCCGTATGGAATAATATATTGAGTTCCATTACATGGTAATATATGACAGTTTTGACGTATAAGCGGATCAGCCAGCAATGGCCACAATTGTTCTTTGACATATTCCAAACTAGAACCTGTAACAAAACCAATTTCTGCGTGTCGTGCTAACTCGCGCAATGCGATTAAAACGTTTTTAGTTACCGATTTTCGTGCTTCGGTCAGTGTTCCATCAATATCAAATAGAACCAAATTATTAGGATTCATTCAGATTTTGCTCTCAAATAACAAGAATATAATTTAACATTTAATTCTTGAGCGCGAAGTTTTTCTTTACGCCTATACTCTCTATATTTAACACCAAAATAACCCAATGTCAAGCAATTTATTAAAATATATGTTATTAACCATTCCATGCCGCATCTCCTCAACCTATGCGCCAGTATCTCCGGTATCTGCAGGTTCAGGAAAATAGCGATAACCTATTTCCACTAAGTCGTTTCCGCCCGGTATGACTGTGAAGTAAATAGTATTATCTGTGGCTGAATAGTACCAATCGTAATTTAAAGCTCCGTTAATGAACACACGAATTGATTCTTCAATGGGTTCATGAGTTAAGGGCCACGACTCCGATGGTTCTATACGCGTGGAGGCATCGGTAACTCCCGGTGACCAATCTCCCGAGCATATATCGACCACAGTGCCTCCAAAATAGTTAGTGGCTTCCATATACCTGTAACCGATATTATAAACACTAGGTGTCCTCTCACACACTGAATCAGCCTGTTCTACATTGACTATGCTAGCCACATAAGCTGACCCATTTCGTTGTGAACTGAACCATGAAGTAAATTGACTCACTAAAGGAAAATGATCATCACTTTGATCTTCTTCATCGGAAACAAATACGACTAATAACGCAGCATCTTGTCGGAGCCATGTTTGTGCATAACTGTTATTAACAAGATATTCATAGGCAGCGTCAAAACCTTCTTCGCGATGCCCTCGTCCCATCGCAGTATACATATCAATGGCATCTTGAAGTGAATCGCCAGGAACTAATGGAAATTGAGCCTCTATCGACGCTTCTCCCGGATCGTTAGACATCATTGCTAATCGCCAGCCCGACGAAGGAAGTGCCAACATCATGGCTTCAATTCCAGCAAGAAGTTCTTCATCATATATATTCATCGATCCGGAAGTATCAATTACCCATATAATGTCTACACCGTCGACACTTTGAGGCTGGATAAAGGAATCTATCCAAATTTCGCCTGGATCGGCTGGTACTTCTTCATAAACATAAACCGGAACCTCTACTTCTTCATAAATAACTTCAGTTGAGCCGCCAGTAATAATACCGTAATCTGGCGAGCAGCCGGTAAAAACGGCTACTGCAAACGCAAGTAGAAGTTTTAAATATTTTTTTGCCATCCCTATTAGTACGTAGTGTACTAATCGGATTCAGTCTTTTTTTGCTTCATTATAATAGAATGGAGCCTGCCAGGGGACAAGTCGGTTTGATCATATAATTTGATCACCTTCCAATCAATAACCCCAGAAATTCTCAGTGCATATGCGATCCATTCACTACAATACCACTTCTTTTTTCGTTTAATATTAAAAGGTAAAAATTGCGATAAGATCATTCCGATCCAATCATATTTACATTCTTTGGTCTCTTCAAAAAAATCTAAAATAATTTCTTTTTGAGTTTCATCAACTTCTAAAGATACAAAATCCCATTTATCTAAATCAAAATCAGTTTTTGTTCTTTTAGCAACTTCTCCAGTTAAGAAGGGGCTAATGCTGATCCAAGTATAATTGTCAGGCATCACTAACTCCGCATGGCTATATGGACTTCCTGTCCACCAACGGACAATGCGATTTTGCCAATTTCCCTTAGCCTTATAAAAGGCCACCTTAACCTTCATATACAAAAACTCCTCATTAATAACTATAACATGTTTTTTAATGAGGAGAAATATAAATTTATTTATTTTTTATTCGGCGATTTCAACAATCTCAACTTCAAACGTTAGGTCTTCACCAGCAAGAGGATGATTCATATCTAACGTAACATCTTCATCAGTAAATGATTCAATCTTTGCAAAAATTGGAGTACCTACAGGCGATGTACCTTGCACCTCTCCCCCTACTTCAAACGAATAATCAGGGGGAAATTGCGTTCTTGGTACTACATTGATGGCTTTTGGGTTATGAGGACCATAAGCTTCTTCAGTAGTAAGCGTAAACGACTTTGTTTCTCCTTCTTGCATACCTACAACCTGATTCTCAAATGCAGGAAGTAACCGACTTTCTCCCGCCACAAAAGCGATGGGAGTTCCGCGCATGCGCGAACTATCAAATTCAGTACCATCGGTCAAGGTACCAACATAGTGGATTTTTACGTTGTTTCCAACTTCGACTGTTCTCATTATTTTTTTCCTTTATTTTTTTGTCGACTTGTGACTGCTTTTTCTACTTCTTCTGTTGGAAGATCCATCTCTTCCTTCATTTCCCACAGAGCTTTTTCAATTTCATCTGTTACTTCGCAGTCTATATCTTCTTCAATCTCGTACGTTTTCTCTTTAGAAAAGTATATTCTATTTTTAATGTTTTGTAAATATTTATTCATCTTAATCTCTCAAATAGTTTCTGAAGCAGAGTCCAGAAAACCCTGCGCAGACTGCAAACATAAACCAACTTCCGTTGGATAGTGCCGTTAAAGCAAATACTCCGTTAAGACCAGCACACGCAAGACTTACATAAGGTGAACTTAAAAATTCTCTCATTACCAATTTACTCCTGTTGTTGCAGCAATTCTATAATATCCATTAATGTCTGGGATATATACCAAATGTACTGGAACGCTAAAATGTCCTGCGGCTTGTGTCCAGCCGATGGCCGAGACAAGATGAATATAATTGTTATCACCTGCCGGATCATAGATAGTTACGTTGGCTCCTACAGCCAGCTGAAGAGCATTATTAATTTCAAATCCAACCAATGCATTTGCGGAAGGAATAATAACACTTTGTTCTAAGCCGCTGATAGTAAGATTTTCAATAAAAAGCAAATCTAACCAATCACCGCCAGACATTGTTTGCTGAGTTTCAAACCCAATCGCAAACATATGTGGGCTTCTAAGTCTTTCACTTTCATCGCCCCCATGTACATAGTTGTATCCGAAACGCAAACCTTTACGGGCTGTCCAGTCTGCACCATCTCTGATGGAAACAGCATGATCACCTGCGGCTGCTGTAGTTGTAAGCGCTAATCCAATAACGCATGCTAGTAATTTCTTAATCATTTTATTTTCTCCTTAAATTTGTTTTATCAATATAACCATTTTTTTATGTAATGTCAAACTTTTTTATTTTTTAATCGTAGTGTTCTTCTTCGTGAACACAACAATCAATCTTCACATCACTATTTTTCTTCTTTATTTTAAGCCACGCGCCCCAGAGAATAGGAACAGCTAGCCAATGAAAACATAATATTAAAGAAGCCGGAATGCCCGCATAAAATGCTGGATGTACGTAATTTCCAAGAACTCCAAATATAATCGGAAATACAACATCTTCAACAATTTCCCAGCCAACAAATATTATAACAAACGCTAGCCCATTTTCTTTTAAAAAGTTTTTAATTTTTGCAACAGAAAAATGCTCAAATTTATGGGCCAATCTATGTTTAATCCATTTCCACATTGTTTATTCCAAAGGGATATTTTGAATTACATATTGCATTTCACCCGTTGTCGGATTAACACGAACTTCTAACGTAGGTTGAGGTGCCGGCGGGATTACTGGAAAGGCACTGCATCTTACCAACGTCATATCCTCAGTTTTTCTCACATACAACAGCTGTCCTCTTTCAATATTACACGGAATTAAAAAAGTGGGAATATGCATGGTTGTAGGTTCTGCTCCTAAATAAAACACCACTTGTGCTACATTAGTTTCCGAGTCGATGGTGGACACAGTACCAGTGTTGGCACTAAGAGTTCCCATTAATAATAACCACAAGCTAATCATTTATTTTCCTTTAAATGGTGGAGACGGCGGGAGTCGAACCCGCGTCCACAATAAGTCCAATTCTAGTCATTCACAAGTTTAGTTAATTTTTACCGGTTTGACGGCCGGCCTCCACTATCTGAAAATTAACAAAAGCGGGGTGATTAATCAACTGGCAAGCTAAACCCTCACCTTTTCCAATCGATGGTTTTTTTATTTTTACAACTTCATTGTTGGTTTTGCTCAAATTGGATAGAAGGCTTTGAGCGGCCTCCCGATTAAGCTGCTAAAGCAGCTGCTTCGAAATGGTTGTTGTTATTTGCAACTATTGTTTTTGAACTGTCAAGGTCGTATCTAACCTACTTGCACTATTCCTCTTTCTTACTCTGTCGAATCCTTTTTCGTCCCCTTATTTCTTCTGTTTTGTTTCGCTTTACAATTGCTCCAAGGGGCACTCCCTCTTCACTATCAAGCCATATAACTACTTCTTTTTTACTTTCTTCTCGCTGTGTACGTGAATGTTTGATAACTTTTTCTGCTTTTTTCAAAGCGGCTGATTCTGTACTGTGGGTACTTATAAGTTCACCTTGGATAAAGCGGCCATCCCATTTGTATACTTTCCAACTCATATATCTTGTTCTTTAAAATAATTAGTAACTTTATATCTAGCTAGAGCTTTCTTAAAATCGCTATATGTTAAACCGAGAAACCGAGCTGCATCTTTTTTAGATTGTGTATGTGAAATAGCAAATTTCAACAAAGCTTCTTTAAAAATGTTTTGACTTTTTTGCCAAAGATTAAAGCCATACAAACGATTCTTCATATGACTGGCTGAAAGTTCTAGTTTTACAGCTACAAGATCTTCAAGACTGAGGTTAGCTATAAGCACTAGAGTACTGTCATTTAATTTGTTTTGATCTTTTAATTTAGTTATGATACTATCATTGATAGTTGTTGAAAGTTTTTGTTTGTTTGCCATCACATAACCAACACATATATAATATAATAAAAAATCAGAAGCTTGTCAAGTACTTTTTTTTTATTTTTTATAATTCGAATTCAATTTCTTCTTCATCTTCACTTCCGGCTGCAGCGCCGCTGGCATCTTGAGCAGCGTCGTAAGCTTGGTTTGAGGGCTCAGATACAGTTGAATCTAGTTCTCCTTCAAATTTATCAAAATACAATTTAAGATTGGCAATCAAGTAATCATAGAACAACTCTTGATCTTCAGGATCTGACAAAAGTTCGTAGGAATCAATAACCGCAGTTTCAATTTTTTTGAAAGATTGGTAAGCCATATTACGGCCGGTCTCATCGCCCTCAACTCCGCTCCCAAATTCTTCTCGTTCGTCTGGTTTTGCTTCCTCTTCTTCAGCTTTTTTTTCGGCATCTGTGCGAATGTCAATAAATTTTTCATCATCGCCGCCTACGGTGATATCAATTTCTTCATCTAAATCTTCAACTTCATCATCAGTTTGATTATTAAGAATTGCAGGGGTCAAAGTGTTAACCACCGCATTAATAATATGCGCCCGAAAAGATTGGCGTTGTTCAATATTAGTTGTCAAAGACTTGTAATCTGTTTCTAAAACTGGTACAATCTTCTTAAGAAGTTCTTCAAGAACATTAATACCGGTAGATTTATTTGGAGTAGGATCTACATCTGGTGTTCCGCGCTCTGCCATTAAGTGTCTGTGTTCAAATTCTATTAAATCGCCGATTAAACCCCGCAGCTGCTCTTCTTCGAGTAATCTTTTTTTCTTGACAATTTGAATTAAATTTTGTATATTTTCTCTTAAGATTTGTTCGTCTTGGTTCATCGTAAAATGCCTCTTTCCATAATTAGTCTCATAACTTCATCTATAGTATTATTTTCTGCAATTCCTAAAGTTCTAGTTACAAGTTTACTTCTTTCTTTTTCTTTTTTATTGTCTTTTTTAATTTCTTGGCCGTTAACCCATGGACTACCATCCGCACCCACTGGCGCGCCCGGGCTAGAACCACCAGAAGCTGTACTAGCCTCTTCAAGTTCAGTCGATAATCCCAATATTTTTAAAACATTGTCAACATTTTCCTTTCCAACGAATTCAGCAATTTCATCTTTATTGTTTGGATTACTTAGTGCATTTCTAAAATCAGTAGCGCTAAATGGGACATCATCCTGTCGCTGCATAGGTGTCACAGCTGTGCCTTTAGGAGTTAATAACTCCACACCATCTTTAATATATTTTTCAGCGCCAGTCCATCTTTTCCAATCGCAATCTTTAGCACTACAGCCAAGAATAACTTTATCGCCAATATTCAAAGGACCATCTTGACCAACATATTCATATGCCGCATTAATTGGCGAAGCGTGCGATGATTTGTCGACTTCAACGTTTGGCATATCAACTGTTAATAATTTCCAAATTTGCAATGAATCATCAGCAGTTATTTCTCTTTTTTCTTTTTTTCCGTCTGGACCAGTTGTAGTTATATATCTTCCGCTTAAAGTCGGTGTAGATATAATAATTTTTACCTCATCTGCGATATCAGCATATTTTTGTACCATATCAAGGTGTCCGTTATGTGGAGGCTTAAAGGCCCCTGGGACAACTGCAATTGTTTTTCCTTGTTTGGGCTCATCTTCAAAATCAATGTCTATGACAGGATCTTCATCTTCATCTTCAATGTCTAAATTAATTTCGTTAGGATCTTCGCCTAATACTGGTATAGGAGGAGGATAAGGATCACTTGTATACTTGTCGTTCATAAAATCTTTTTTAGATTCTTCAATCAAATTGTTTGCATAAGTAATAACAGCATTGTAAATCGTCTTCTCAGCGTTTTCCTGGCTTACAATTTCTACAATGGGAGTACCAGCCATAATATCTTTATAAACGAACTGAGGAGGTTTCTGGTACGTGTGGCCGGCGTTTCTTGCATGCGTTAGCCATTCCGATAAAGTCTTTGTAATCTGTTTGTCTTTGGATACTTGAATGGTGAGTGTACGTTCTTGAACGAACTTAGAAGATTTATCTACCGCAAAATTTGCTCGACTAAATTCTAATCGATCTACAAACTTAACTCCGTTACCGCTGTGATCAACAGCTACATAACCTTCTGGATTTGTAGCTGTTAAATCTCCTGAACCGTCGTCTACAAAGTGTTTGGTGTTATACACAGCGTTATTATATTTTTCAATAAAAATATTCTTGGCTTCAAATAAAAGCCGCGACACTCGAAAAAGATTAAGGATGTCTCTCTTCTTATTTTCAAATAATTCCAATGTTTGTTGTTGCTGTCCTCGTTTTCTTTCTTGTCCTCGTGGAGTTTTCAGTTTATTAATTGCTGCGTCGGTACGTCCTGTATACCAATCAATAAATCCGTTATAAGAGTTTTCAGGATCTTCTATAAATTGACCGGACTTAATCTCGCTATTAATATAAATGTTCAACATTGCCATGGGTAAATCATTATAATCTATTTCTTTGTTTACACCATCAGCCTCTTTCACTAAACTAATAATTCTTTGTTCTTCGTCTTCTGTTAGAGTGACCGTTCCCGTATCATCAGTAAAAAAAGCATCGTCAAACCAAACCCCAGGCGCTCTATTAAGATTACTTACATCTGCTCCAAAGCTAGCTCCGCTATCCAAACTATCGTAAGTAGTATGAAAAACAATGCCAAATTTTGATTGTCCTATTTCTTGACCAAGTTGAGAATCAACAGGAACCGCATACACAATAGTATTTGGTTTAAACCGATAATGAGGCTCTCCTTCGATATTAACAACGTCTAGCATTTCATCATCAAACATAAAATCACCTTGTAAAATGTTAGTGATTCCAAGTTGAGGTAGATATTTTAATGCTTTGGTTAATTTGTCAACTAAACCGGGCGCATGTCCATGATTTTTAATAATATCTTCTTCGGTATAGTTTATTTTTGGAACTTTGTTAAAGATAGATTTGGTTCCAACAAAAAACTTTCCATTTTCTGGGTTAACCCCAGCAAAGATAGCCGGCGCGCCATCCCATTTAACCGATGTTTGGATTGCGCTATTAGTATTCCCTTTAAGAGTTCTTAATAATTCGAGCAAAAATGCTCTGGCCATCTCATAGCCTTGAGGTCCTTGTGTAAGTACCAACTCTTCAAGATGGGTAAGATGTGTGTTGGCAGCGCCCATTTAATCTTCCTTATTCTCTTCTAAGAGTTTGAGTTTTTCTTGAAGGGACATATTTTCATTTAGAATTCTTCTAGCCACTCGGCGTACTTCACGTATATGCTGTTTTGCTAATGCAATTCGACGCTCTTCCGCAAGTGTACGAGGCTTAAAGTTATTGATAATTTCTTGTAACCCTTGAATATAGGTAAAAATACTCTTTTCATCTAAACTTTCGTTAAGCAGAAAATTTCTCCATTCTGAATCTAATGACATACCAGTCCCTTCTGTTGTTAATAACAGTTGATGTATAAATTGGGTTCTAAGTTTTTTAAGCTTAAATTTATATACAACTTTTACTCACTTCCTTTTTCCCTTATAAATGCGTACTGCTTTTTCTAGAACCTCAGAAAGCTGCTTCTTCGAAAGTCCCGACTTTTGAAGTTTAGCAATTGCTTCGCGTAAGCGTGGATCATCGGTGCGTGTGCTTGGTCCTTTGCGGCCGCGACCCCTGCGCTCATCGATATTACCTTCTTCAAGGGATTCATGATCTTCTTCATAATCACGATCATGTCGAAGCGCGCGCAAATGTTTCTCAATTGCATCGATATGATCTTCGTCACTCCAAGCGTTGTGCTCATCATGCTCTTTCTCTTCATAACCGCTGTCTTCTTTCAATTCCAATCCTTCTTCTTCACGCTTGCTGTCGGCTCTACCTTCAGTTTCTTCTTCAGCTTCTTTATCGTCATCACCTCCGTGATCGATTCCTGAGCCGGTTCTTTCTTCACTAAGATTCTTTAAATTAAACCCGAAACCCCAGGCTTCGGCCAGGAGACTTTTGATTTCCCCATTTTTCCAGTTTTTTGTAGACATTGAACTTTTATCTCCTTTTTGTAAATGTTCGTAGTAAATAGTCTCTTTGAGAGAGTCTTCCCAATCTCTAAAAACTATTGATGCTTTATATGCTTCAATCTCCATCGTTCTCATATGAGGATCGCATTGTGCATAACCTTGTTCACCCATATTTTCGGTGTTATCAAACTCTCCGTTACATTTTTGGGTGTGATGTTGCAATTCGTGCGCCAATGACCGCATAATGTCTTTAGGATGCCGGCCGGTGATGTAAAGTGTGATCGATTCGTTGTCGGGATCGTAAAAACCGGTTTTTCCTAAAGGATTAGAGGCATTTTTAGTGTCTTGACGTAAAAACAGTCGCGGTGGACGCGTAAACCCCATTTGTTGCTGCGCAAAAGGCAAAAATTGCTTAATTAGGGGTTTTAAAACGTCAATCATTTAAAAATACCTCTTTTTGGTCGTCGGAATACCAAATATACTCTAAATAGTTCCCAAATGGGTCATTGACATATACACCTACGGTTCCATCGCGATGTTCGACGCGAATACCTTCTAAATTCGCTAAATTCTCTTTTTTTTCGACTAAAATACCAAAATGTTGATGCGGATAATGTTTTTCATCAATTAAAGCAATATTTGTGTTAGAAAGTTGCATTCTGATGTACTTGGGGTCCCTAAAGGTTACTTTTCCGTCTAATTGTTGAGTATACCACTCTTCAGCCACCTGCAAGTCCGATACTCGTAGGGCAATATGGTCTACGAAGCTGTTTTGTTGTCCCGAAAACGCCGAATGGTGCTTCCAACACCGCGGTTCGTATAATTCGGCACCTCCAACCGTAATTTCGTCTAAATTTTGCACTTTTCGATGAGTGTAATAAGCATCTGCGCCACATATGGTACATACAGACGCACATTTTTCAATTTTAGTGGCCCAAGGAAGCATTTTTTGCATCTCATCGAAGACATTACAATCAGAAGACAACTCTAAGGAGGAAATTACAATAGTTTTTCCTCCTTTGAAGGCTTCAATAAGTTCACTTGCAATATTGGGTATCATAAAGGCTTCATCAACAGCAATTATGTCGTAATTTGTTATCATCTGACGAATTTCAGCGCCTTTTTCGATTGGGTGCGCTTTTAAAGTCGCACCAGAATGAGTAGAAATCTCATTTTTAGTATATCGCTCGTCAATTTTTGGTTTAAAAGCAATAATTTTGCGTTTTTGATATTTATAGCGGTCCAATGCAGCTAATAGACGTGTAGTTTTGGAACTAAACATAGGTCCAGTAAAAATTATAAATTCAGGATTCATTATTATTCTCTAAATGTTCGTTTTGATGGGAAACGGGGCGCAAACTAAGAGTAAAAAATTCCATTTCACGCGAGGCCCCATTTAAAGGAATTACGGTTGAAATAGATACAAGACGATTAGCTTTAAATTGGTTTTTCATTTCTAGTATTATACCGTAAAAGTAATCCCAATCGTTTTTGTCAGAATTCCAGCGCGACCATTCTACTATATCACCAATATGAAGCGATTTAGCATGCAATTCACCAAATTCTAACTTTTTATCCATTATAACTAACTATCCACGCGCATATACCTTGTGCCAAAAAATTATCTCTAATCTCGAAAGCTTTTTCAGCATCTATAAATGGACCCTCGCATGTTTGAGAAGTACCATTACGATTTTCTTCTGTATAAAACACTACGTAAACGTTTTCTTTTGCATTTAATTTAAATGGCAAGTTTGCGTAATGTCTATTTTTTCGGTTGTTTAATCCCTTCATCGACATAAATAGGAGTTTTTTTATTTAAATCATTCCCATTTTCGTCATTTTTATTAGCGGATTGATCCTCATCAAGATGAATAACTCTCCGTGTGCGAGTGGTATAATTAATAACCTCTACAGTGAGAATTTTCTTACTCGGACTACGCTTTCTATTTTTTTTACGAGGAGTCATCGGCCAAATTATGCGCCACTAACAGTCCTAATAAGGTAATCGCGGTGAATTGATATCCAAATATACCGTATATTGCCCAACTCCCTATCAGAACAGTCATGGTTTTCCAAAATTTATTATATGTAAATAACATTAGTCACACTCAGTAATTAAAAGTTCTTCTTCTTCAACCATAATAATATTTCCATTGGGAGTATATGCCACATAACGATTTAATTCATCTGGCTTAAATGTCAAAAGATAGACTTTGATTCCACGGGGAACTCTCCTCATAGAACGTGTGGTGGGATCAAAACACCAAATATCACCTTTCCCTAATATGACAGCTTCAGGAAATAATTCTCCGTCCTCGGGAGAGATATCTCCTGAAATTTGTTTCATGATTTTTTTAAAAGTTTGTTTGGTTAGTGTTTTATAGCTCATCACTATTATCTAGTGATTCGAAAGGTGGAAATCACCTGTCAAACGTTACATTATTTTAGACCAAGCAACGGCTGCTGCCATCAAAAATTGAACTACTGCAAAAATAGTGACTGATTTTGTTTTGAACTGCTTCAATTCCTCTATTTCTTTGATTGTGTCTCTTAGCTGTGTGGGGGATGCAACTTCATCAATTTTTTCCTTCCAATCTTTAAGATCTTGTACTCGATCCTCTTTTGCCTTTAATTCGGTCAGTTGATTTTTTACATGCGCGAGTTCATCTCGCAAGCCATCAATCCCCTTCGCTAGCGTCTCCAATTGTTGTAACACTAATTTTGAGTATGTATCCCATCCGTTGTCGGCCATTGCTGTACCCTCCACAATTAATTAGTATAATACTAACATGTAATCGGTTCTAATTTGTAGCCACCCTCAATTTGAACGACTTTATAGACAAGCAATTCAAAACCTTGTGGTTTAATTGATTCCAATTGATCGTCATGACACACTTTCTGTAGTACGTCGTCAATATTACGTTGAGAATCTTCATAGTACTCAATGCGTTGGACGTTAGATTTGCCGTCGCTCATGATTTTCTGCGCAATCATAGTAGCTATCACATCTCCCTTAGAAGAACCTTCAGTAGCAATGGGTCGAACCTCGTTCGGATCAATCCCAATCTCTTCTAAATAATCGAGAATAGGTCCAATTGAATCTCCTCT